AACCTTCTGGGATTTCTCCCTCGATTAAGTCTCCATTTTCATCAGCACTGAAAGCTGTTGCATTTGTAAGTTTATATTCAAAACTTTGTGGATTTTGAGGATTGGTATAAATACTTAAGTCTTTAAGTCGTGGATTGTTTTGTAATTTTTTATCGCTCTGAAACCACTGCGTGCTAGGTAAATCCATAACACTTTTAGCAGCCTTTTGTAAGTTTGAAATTGTTATTTCTGGCTGTAAAACTTTAGATCCAATTAAAGCTCCGGGTTGCTGAAGCTGTTGTTCTTGTTGCTGAATAGCTTGTGCATTAGCATTAGTAGCATCAATAGCTGTTTTTTCTGTCTCAGATTGTTTTTCATCCGAAGCTAAGACGCTAGCTAATTGTTTTATATGGCCTAGATTCTCCGTACCATCTTTATCTATAAATGCTATGGTCCCTTTACTAAATGGAAATCCTACAACATTTCCTGTAGATAAATTCTTATAAACTCGGACTCCTGTAGGCTCACCTTTTAAGTTATTAACAGTTTGAACAGAATCTCTCTCATTAGCGTTTGATATTTCTGGAGGATTGCTAATATACTGTCTAGCAAGATTCATAGCCTCTTGGCTTACGACAATATCAGCAGCCCTCTCATTTATATAAGTGAGCTTAAAGGTTCTCTTCTTTAACTTGCTGTAGCTTTCTAGTAGTTGGGAGAAATAATCCATAACACATTATAGATAAGTAGAATAGCCCAGCCCGCAATAGATACAGGCTGGGCTTTAGTTCATGCTACAAAATCACTAGGCAGTGGGATTGCTGTAATTGTAAACATTCATAAAATCATACTTGAAAGTTACAGTCAGCGTATGGAAGTTGTTTGTCTGATAGTTAAACTCAGATGCTGACCAAGATGTAGGGTACACTCCATAAAGCTCGATTACAGAGTGAGGTTTTAAAGTATTATCCAACATTACGATCTCGGCAACGTCTGCTTTAAATGTATTTCCAAAACCTCCTCCGGGTTGAGCACTCTTAGTCATCTCACCTGTTAGAGGATCATAAGTGTGACGGAAGAATCTGAATAGATCAGAAGCCGTCTCTCTTAAGTAGAGGTTATCAAACTCCACAGTGAGATCCTGTGGAGTGGTTTTTCCGGGATAGTGAAGTTTATCATTAACTCTATCCACTACTATGGGTTCATTCTTTAGTTCTAGACCGCCAATTTTCTTAGCAGCTAGAGTTAAGTCCTGAACATTTGTTATATCAGCAGGAAGACCTTTGAAGTGGATTTCGAACTGATAAGCTCTTACTGAATCAAGATCCGTTGATACAGTAGGTAGTCCTTGACCGGGAGTAAAATTTCTACCGTATTTTGTTTTATAGTATGATGAGATTGCCATTTAATTTATCCTTATAACGCCCCTAACTGAGCGGACTGGTTAGTTAGGTTAACTTCAAAGATTAGGACTTCAGCGGTCTTAGTGGGCTTGATAAGAACTCTGGTCCACATTTCATTTCTATCAACTCTTAGAGGAGTGTTAACTGTTTCGTCACACACAACTCTGAATTCGGTGATACCTCTTCTTCTACGGATATCATCAAGGAATGGATTGATAGCAGCCTCGACCTGTGCCCAAGTAAATTCATCATTAGGTTCGAAGACAAATCTTTGTGATGCCTGTAGAATAACTTTTCTTACATAAATCATTAGTCTACGAACATTGATTCTGTCTAAAGCACTTGCAGTTCTTTGAGCAGTTCTTTGACCAAAGATCGTGATGCCTTGTTGAGCGAATGAAACTATTGGGTTAATAATATTTCCACCGCTATAGAGGCTGTCTCTGTCACCTTGGTTTAATTTAACTTCAATCTCTGTTGGTTTAGTTAGTCTACCTCTAGAGAATCCAGCAGGAGCGAACCATGTTTCCGATACTGCATCAGTGTATGCCATTTGACGAGCACCAAAGATTGCAGGATCATACCAGCGATCCTTACCATCAAAAGTAGAGAATACCTTTACCCAAGGCCAGTATACAGCAGCATAAGAGCTACTGATTGAAGATGTTCTTGAGTTTGAAGTTGTTGAAGATCTACCGTTTGTCCAATCGATAGCATTTTGTACGCTACCAATTGCATATGGAGGAGATAGTAAAGCTAAGAAGTTTTGTGTGCTTTCAGCAAGTGTAACTAAAGCATTTTGAACTGATGTAGTATGGATACCGGGAACTAAAGCAATTCCTATGTTCAAAGTAGGATCATCTAGTGCTTGCATACCAGTCTTAGTATCAGTTGTAGCAGTGCCAATTAAAGCATCAGCAGCAGTTGCAGCAGCATCACCGTTAGTTCCTCCTGCCATGCTTGTGGTGCCTTGAATGAGCTTAACGAATCTGGCACCATTAGTGTTATTTGATGTTACTGTTAATACCGAAGCGGTAGAAGTCGCATTAGGACTTAGTGTTGGATCTAGCATTCTGTATGAGTAACTTACGTTACCTGTAGATCCAAGTAAATCAGAAAGCAACTTAGCAAAGTTAGTTAGCTTAACAGGAGTGGCATCTGCACCACCCTTAATCAAGTTACCTTTTATTATTTGAGAGGTTAGGTTCGTGGCTCCAGTATTAATTATATCTTCAATGAATACTCCAGACCCAACGAAGCTAACTTTAAATGTTTCTTTCTCTACTCCATTTTCATTTATATTAATTATAAAGTTTTGAGATCCTAGTTCAGTAACTGTAACTGAGTTACCACTAGTTCCTCCAAATGTAGTAGTTCCTGTATTATATCCACCACCGGGATATAAGCTTTCTACTAAGTAGCCTATAGCATTAGAACCTGTGGAGGAGAATGAAGCACCATAAACTCTTACAGCAGATGCAAAGTTTGCCGAAGCACCAAATGTTGAATCAAGTCCGCTAACTGGAATTGATATTCTTAAAGCTGAAACTCCACTAGTCTCGATGAAGCTAGTGGCAGAGCAAGCCGAAACTCCAATGTAGGAACCAGACCCAGCGAACGAGCCGACGATAGCTCCAGATAATCCTAAACCAGTCGTGGTATCACCTACAGGCGAGTTATCATCAAACACTCCAACTAAGTCTGAATCTAATCCTCCACCTATGATAGCCCTTAGAGCAGCCGCTTGAGACGTAGCCGTTCCAGCAGGAATAACGAAATCTTTACCAGCACTATTGTTCTGAGTAAATTGAGGAACCCCGTTATTATTATATACTTGTATTCTAAGAGTTAGAGGTCTACCTACGCCGAAGCCTGTTGCAATATTTGCAGCGGTAGCAGTGGCAACTCCAGAAACTATAACTGCTGGGCAAGCTCCTATAGGGATAATAGCCGAAGCAGCTAGTGCTGTGCTAGCGGCAGCACGAATAAAATATAAAGAGTTGGTTTGTTCTAGGATTTCTAATGCACCTTCAAGACCTTGACCAAGAATGTTTTCCGAAGGAGGACCAAAGGTATCAATTAGATTATTCTGGCTAGTTATTAGTGTGGCCTTATTTGTTGGGCCTTTCGAGGCAAATCCTACTACACCAACTATGGAAGTATTTACCGAAGGAGTGTATTCGGAAATATCCTTTTCAATGGTGTATACACCGGGGCTAACGTAATTTGGCATCTATAATCTCCTATGCATTAGATATTTTAAATAAGCGTCTTCTAAATAAGTTTTCTATTTGTTCAGTAATGTAGCTCTCTGGAACTACAATTGATTCTCCAGGCTTTAAGTATTTCTCCAAACAACCTTTTTCGGTGTTAAAATAAACCGCAAATGTTTGGAGGCTGTCGTTCTTAACTACTTTCATAACTATTCCTTTAAATGTATGTACTATACTTAATATCTTTTTTTGATAAAAATTATTTAGAAGAAAATACCCTAGATTGCCCTGTTGTGGTGATGGCTGCTTCGTGAGGAGAGTCTCCGTGGGAGCCTATTGCATTTCCTATCAATACAATTGGAACATTCTCTATTGTAACCCTAGATGGAATGGCTACCATAACCCCAGCGCCAGCCTTATCCACCCCTCCTCTACACACACCTAGCCCAGCACCTATAAAAACTCTAGAACTGCCTGTTTGAGAATCTCCACAACTAGCTGCGGCAACTGTTGATACTAGAATCATTTTAATTATAAAGTAGAATCAACTTTAATCTCTTCTATTTGACCCGTAGAGGTCACTAAAAACCTAGGACTTGGGATATAAGTTCTTAATATAACATTCAATGTTTTTTGTAAAACTCTATCTTCTTTATCTTTGGCAACTAGAGATCCTGTAGATTCTTCTTCTGTCAGGTGTGCTTTTGCTAATGTAGAAAAAGGAGTAGGGACATTCATTTCTGGATTAAACTTTAGTCTAATTTGTTCTAAGATCTGATCCATGTCCGACATATATTTACACCAAATGTTTATTTGGTATTTTATATTCACTGGTCTTGGAGATAAGCTGAGTATTCTAATTGCTCTATTCTTATTTGCATCCCAATACTTTTCATGAACTAGAACACTTTCATATCTCCTTCTTTCATCATCATTCTCTGATACTGTTTGAGATATGGAGATTATTGGTAGCACAATATTGTTTTCTTGATTTAATTTAGCTATTGTTCTTTCAGCGTTACCGTGAATGCATTTAATAGAATTAAACTTATCGTCAGAAGAAAAATATCCAACATCATTAAATGAAGCAATCATAGATCTCAAGCATTCTTTATACACAAATGAAATATTGTGTTTTGCTTGAGTCATATTGAATATTCTTTTTCTAACATCAGTTTCCCTAGTAGGATACTTATCTCCTCTGCTAACGATAGAAGAAGAGTCCCAAGATGTAGAGACATTATCATAAGTGTATTTTACTCTAATCATTGTCTATCCCTGCATAACCACCAAGCTCATCGCTTGTTTGTGTAAGAGGAGTATCCTGAATTTCTGGATTGTCTCTCAATAGTTTAGCTGAACATACTAAGTGGTAAACTCCATACGCTTCAAAACTATCTTCAACAACTTGAAAGATTTCATACTTCTGATCTTGAAAGAAAGGTTTTATGATATCTCCGGGTATAACCGAACGACCTAACTTACGTT